ATGACTTCATCCGTTCAACTTCACCACGGGGCATTTTCCTGGTGTACTTGAGTGTGACATTCTTAGTTCCAATAGTAAATTCAGTTGAAGACATTTTAATATTTACCTATAATAAAATATGATTGCTCTAGTAATTCTCGTGATCGTTAATGTAATGATTCTCGTGAGAACTGGTCAGGCACCAATAGAAGATGGTGATAAATGGACTATTTACGGGTCCATGGGTTGTGGCTGGACTCGTAAACAGATTGAATACATGAAGAAGAATGGTAAATCATACACATTTGTCGACTGCGAAGAAGAGGACTGTCCGGGTGTTGAGGGATTTCCAACTATGGTCGACCAAAATGGTGAAAGGGTTGTAGGATTTAAGGAAGTTTAGATGCCGCGAACAACGCTAATAGATAAAGCAAGGATGAAAGCGTCCATCAAGTTCTTGATGGGCTTCAGGATGGAGATGTGCTTCACGAGAGACCTGTTCCACACGAGACGAAGAATGAATGTGCTGATGAGAAGGGTGAGCACAAAGATGAGAAACTCGGTGACTGCGTCAGACTTGTTTTGGGATTTGGATACTTCCTTAATCATTTTATTAAATACGTAGATTTTTTTCTAATCGAAGTATATGGTAGCTCCTCCTGTGAATGGATCTGAACCCAAATATACCACGAAAATGTGGGGTTCTACTAGGGGTATAAACAATAATAATTGTTACGCATATGCTGTGGGTGATTACGAAGCATACCGTTGGCAAAAATCCATCCCAGGAGATCGTTCTGGTATGTCAAATGGAAACCATAATTATACCCATTGCACAGGTTTACCCAAACGTGTCATATCTGACAACCCTAAGAAGGTTTACAGGGTGGATGGCGATAAGAAATGTAAAAAGGGATACTACAAAGTCATGATGTTCGTTTCTCCTGGGAGACCAACCAACTACATTCGCCAAGGTGATTTTCATTTTTACAAACAACATAGTGTGGTTGAATATAAAATCAAAGAAGGTGATACAATAAAATCAATCGCAACATTCTTCAAAGTTCCCATGGCACGAATCCGCGCTGCTGGTAAATTCAAAGTGGGTAAGAGGCTTATATTTCGAGCAAATGTCTTCAGTCACAAGCGTGGGTGGGCGACTGGTCCACTTCTGACTGACGCCAAGGGAAAGGTCATAAAAGATCCTCGTAAAGCTTCTAGAAACTACCCAGGTTTAAACTATGAGACATATTGTAGTTCATTCTGCGTCAAAAATACCGGAATCAAAGTCGGAAAGACTCACCCCAAGGTCAGAAAGAATACTGTCTAAATCCATCAAATTTTCAATCCCGTCAAATGAAAGATCAAATAAATCGATAACATCCATTGTAACATTTTCATTCAATGACACAGAATTAGACCTAACTGTGTGATTGTTTTGCACAGTAACTACAACTTTAAATTGGGAAGCATCAAAAACTTTTCTACAAACTGGGCAAGTATTTTTACCTTTATTTTTCCATTCCTGTAGACAGTGGGAATGAAACATATGTCCACAACGAGTAGGTGGATTATTCCTCGTTGGTTTAACTTCATTGAGACATATGGAACATGTTGACATTCTAGAGTATGGTTTTAAAGTTTTTTTCATAATTTAGCTCAGTATGTCTTGGAGGTATCGACTAGGGGTTTGTTGCAATCATGGCACCTGGTTGTTCCCTGTTCATTCTGGACTTTCTGGAGAAGTTCGGGTCCAGATTTTTGGAGGAGTTTCCTATAAGAATAATTATCTTCGAATGATATGCCATTGTTTTGCATAACGTAGTTATTGAGAAGCTGGGCTGACGAGTTTATTGTAAAGCACCGACCATCGGCCATGCCAAGTCGTTGAGACATCTTGTATTAAATTACACCTAGAAATTAATTTGTCTATTGGATATTGTTTGTACCCACGATTCAAAACCCTTCGCTCTGAGAACCTTTACAAAGGGTTCACACCTGTAACCTAAAAATATATCGAAAATATCGGTGTCAGTTGTCGGACTTACTCTAATCCTGGAATTTTCGTTAATGTGGCAATTGATTATATTGTAACCAAATGCAATCTCCTTTAGAGTCTCCGCCCCCGTAATTATGATTTTGCCTGTGCTGAATATACTGCACGTAATTTCCTTCATATCATGGGCTGGTTTAAATTTTACTTTAACTGCGGAATACCGATCTGGTTCAAATGAAACTTTAAAAATATCATTATAGTTTTCGAACCAATCAGCAACCAAGTTCAAATTTATGTTGTAGTTTAAACTAAAGTTAGAATTGATCATCACAACCCTGAATGATTCTACCGGAATTGTATTTGTCATACCCAAAAAAGTCTTAAAGATGTAGGTGAGTTGGGTAATGATACGTTTACAATCAAATAGGTCACAACACCCCGCAACCTGAACACTACCGTTTGGGAATACCTTTACCGATTTTGTGCTATAGGTGTCGTGATATGTGAGTGTAACCTGGTTGTAAAAAGTTGTCGGCTTCAGTTTCCATTCAAAACCATCCATTTTAGAATTATCTCGTCTCATTTTGAATGAACCAATTTCATTGAAGATTTTTCGTAATTTATTAATATCGATCGCCTGAACGAAACTTGAAACCATTGTTATCGTTGTAATTTTTATCCATGATGGACGAATTTCTGCGGGTATTTGATTTCTAAATTCGTTTATAGTTAGGAGGTAAGAAAAACTATTATTAGCAATTTTAGAATACATTTCAAGGTAAACTTATACCGAGTATATCGTGACTTAGGTGTTTAAAGAATACATTCACGTTCTTTATAATGACACGCTTTGTTAACTCTGCCACCCATGTTCATGACGTAGAGTCAGATTTATCATACGCAGAAATACGGTATGATCAGTATATAGAATCAAAAGGTGTATACCAAACCTACACTGACTATATTAGCACTGAACCACACGGAAACTGGGTGAAGTTGGGTGCATTCAAGCACTCAATTCCTTATGAAAAATTCTTGGACACTATGGTATCCCAAACGTTTGAGGTGTGTCAACGGAAAGCTGAGGTGTATCTCGATAGTATCCTCGATGAAGAACTCGAGATTCGTCATTTTATCAGAATCCTCCATGCAACAAAAATTGTAGACCCAACATTTCAACCACCCCATATTAATAAAAAGAGTGCTTGGCAAGTGGAATTCTTACAAGAATTTTGTAGAAAGTACATCACAGATGCTATTCAAGAGTGTAAGAGTAAATCACGTCTCGAATATTTCTTTAACGTTTTACACGCAATATCACTAAATATAGAATAATTGCGGCACAAAGTGTATATCCCAAAAGTGATACGTTTGACAAGTTGTTTTCGACGTTCATCGCTTCACTCGAAATAAATGGTGCCTGACGCTCAATGCAATCACCTGAATCGATATTACGTTTCGGATGTATCGTCGAAAAGGTGTCATTTATTTTTGTTTCATCCTCACAGAGACCAAATCCGCAATACACACTTTTCTTTTCATCCTCAAATGCGCTTTTATTCTGGAGAGGAGCTTTATAATCTTCAAAAGGCCCCGTCTGTCTCACAGTACCTGGTAGTGAAAAATCATGTGTGACAAATGGATTCACGTGATCGATTGCCTCTTGTTCGCCGAGCATAATTACTATTACTTTAGATTATAATTTTTATCCTTCAGTTTATATTTATGTTCGGTCCACATTTCATCTAGGTCAACATTCAACATGTGGGCCAACTGAAAAAGATAACTGAAAACATCACCCATTTCCATCATCACGTCAGTTCCTCTAACCTTTTTCAAATTTGTTTTTTTGAATGTTTTTTTGTGTTGTCGAATTGCGGATGCAAGTTCTCCAAACTCTTCCGTCAAAAGGAGCCAAACAGTATCAATGGCGGCTCTATCCCACCCCTTACTTTTGCAGACTTTTTCTGTTTCTACTTTGTAATAATTTAAACTCATTCTTAATCTAATATGGTGTATATTCTTTAATAGATTCCAATTTTTTCGTTTTTGGGTAGTCTCTTACCCTTCAAACTAACGTTCTTTGGGAGATCGTTGGGTACACTAATAGTATCGATATCATTCGCGTAAGTAATATACTGTGCAACACCGGTTTGAATTTGGGATAATGCGGTATTAATGACACGTTCATTCATTAATTTCACCTGCTTGTTTACCTCTCTGTTATGGTCACCCGAGTTGCTTATGAATACAGCACGCATTATACCGTAAAGGTCGTTAGGGTTTTGGTAATCAATCGAAATACCACTTTTGTTCTTAAAGGCCTGACGAATTCCCCGCTGGAGAAGATTTTTGTTAAATTCTGAAAAAAAGAGAGTATTCAGAGGAGTCTCACACTGCTTGATTGAGTTGAGGTGTAAATTGTCACACATTTAATATAGTCTCCGAAAATAATTTGTCTGTAGATATTAAATGCTGAACTACGCTGACTTCAACCAGGTGTATGATTCTAAACCCCAAAACACAGAAAAAATTCCACTGGATCCACCAGACTGCTTTGTTGGGTCGTATGCACCAGTAGCGAAACCTGGTGAAAGTGGTCCATTCTATGTAAATTCCTACCTTCTCCAACCTAACCGCCGCATGGAAGTTGCGGGGTCAGTTCCAGTGCGAAGCAAAGATCTTGAATGTGGGAAGTAAGTTAAAAATAAAAATTGATTGAAAAGTATATGAGGGTCACTAAACGCTCAGGTCGTATTGAGGATATGAAATTTGACAACGTCACCAATAGGATCAAGAACTTAACACAGGGACTTTCCGAAAATTGCGATTCCACCAAAGTAGCGCAACAGGTATTTTCATCTCTATATGATGGAATAACTACACAGGAAATTGACATACTCTCAGCTGAAATTTGTATCGGTATGATCACCTCTGATCCAGATTACGAAACACTCGCCACCCGCCTCGTTGCAAGCAACATCCACAAGGTTTGCCCCAACAATTTTCACCTCGCCATGAGAAAACTCCAAAAATGTAAAATAATCACAGACGAAGTTGTAGAGGTTGCCCAACAGGTGAAAGAGTACATCAAAACGGATCGAGACTTCGACTTTGGTTATTTTGGTATTAAGACCCTAGAGAAGAGTTACCTTCAGAGGGTTGGGGGTAAAATTGTAGAGACACCTCAATACATGTTTATGCGCGTTTCTATTGGTATTCATGGTAAAGATATTCCATCTGTTTTAGACACCTACGATAAGATGTCCCAAGGCTACTTCATACATGCAACACCCACCCTTTTCAATGCGGGAACACCCCGTCCCCAAATGTCTTCGTGCTTCCTGATCGCCAATAAGGAGGATTCCATTAACGGTATTTATGGGACCCTCACCGAGTGTGCCCAAATATCCAAGTGGGCTGGGGGCATCGGGATGCACATTCACGATATTAGGGCCAATAAATCCCGAATTAGAGGAACGAATGGTCAGTCTGATGGTATCATTCCAATGCTTAGGGTCTTCAATGCCACTGCACGCTACGTAAATCAAGCTGGTCGGCGCAAGGGATCGATCGCCGTCTACCTGGAGCCCTGGCACGCTGATATCATGGACTTTTTGGAGATTCGTCTAAACCAGGGTGACGACGAAGCGAGGTGCCGAGACCTGTTCTCAGCCCTTTGGATTCCAGATCTCTTCATGAAGAGGGTTGAGGAAGGTGGAAAGTGGTCCCTCTTCTGCCCCGATACAGCTAAGGGTCTTTCCGATGTTTATGGTGATGAATTTGAGGCCCTATACACCAGGTATGAGGAAGAGGGTCTCGCCACATCGACGGTCCCGGCATCCGATATTTGGAAGGCCATTCTAAAGTCACAAACTGAGACTGGAACACCCTACATGCTCTACAAAGATGCCTGCAATATGAAGAGCAACCAAAAGAACTTGGGGGTCATCAAGAGTTCCAATCTCTGCACTGAGATTATAGAATACACCAACAAGGACGAGACGTCTGTTTGTAATCTGGCTTCTATCGCCCTCCCCAAATACGTCAACACGGAGACGAAGACCTTCGACTTCGCGAAACTCCATGAAGTGACAAAGACCGTCACAAAGAACCTTAACAGGGTGATCGATCGCAATTTCTACCCCGTGGATACTGCTAGGAATTCCAACATGAAGCACCGCCCAATCGGTATGGGTGTACAGGGCCTCGCTGATGTATTCATTCTATGTGGTCTATCATTTGATTGCGAAGAATCACGTCTCCTTAACTCTCATATCTTCGAAACTATGTATCATGCCGCCCTAGAGGCGAGTTCAGAGTTAGCCGAGATTGATGGGTCCTACGAAACCTTCGAAGGATCCCCGGCATCACAGGGAATCCTCCAACCCGAGATGTGGGAAGGTGAAACCAAATTTAGTGGACTCTATGACTGGGAGGCTATGCGTGAACGTATAAAGACCAGGGGATTGAGGAATAGTCTCCTAATGGCACCCATGCCAACAGCTTCCACAGCACAGATTTTGGGAAACAATGAATGCTTCGAACCCTATACGACAAACATCTATCTCCGTCGCACACTAGCAGGTGAATTCGTGGTAGTGAATAAGCACCTGGTGAATGATCTCAAAAAAATTGGACTTTGGTCAAAAGAAATGAAAGATATCATGGTCAAGGCGGGTGGGTCAATTCAAAACATTGTTGATATTCCCGATAACATCAAGAAACTCTACAAGACTGTGTGGGAAATTAGTCAAAAGTGTATCATCGATATGGCGGCTGACCGTGGTCGTTTCATCGATCAATCACAATCCATGAACCTCTTCATGGAAAGTCCAACAATGTCTAAGCTGTCTTCGATGCACATGTATGCATGGAAATCTGGTCTAAAGACTGGAATGTACTACCTGAGATCCAAGGCTAAAGCTCGACCAATCCAATTTAGTTTAGAACCCGAATGTATCGCGTGTTCGGCTTAAAGTTTTGGTTTTAATATATTGTAAACATGGACCGAGCTATTGATAATTTACAGATTAATACCTACAATAACCGAAAAATAGTTATCACTACTAAAGAAGGAACACCAATGAGAATTCAACTTCCCCGTATGTATATGCCATTTGGTGTATCTGGATTTGTTCCAGAGGTGGGTCATGTTAAATATAACATCGATTTCGCTGTAAAGGGTTACGACGAAGACGATAGTTATATGAAAAAATTTTATGAAAGTCTCCGTGCCGTTGAAGGTAAAATCATTCAAGCCGTATCGGAACAAAGTGATACAATATTCGGGAAACCTATGACTGTCGAAGAACTTATGCCAATGTTCAACTCAAACTTAAAAATGTCCCCAGATCGCGAACCAAAGTTTCGAGTTAAGGTTGATACAGATATCGAGGGTAATATTAAACCCCAGGTATTCGACTCTATGAAAAACCCCGTAGCGAAGGAGCCAATCAAAAACGGTCTATATGCAAGAAATTCAGGTCAGGCTATTGCTGAGCTCAATAGCGTGTATTTCTTGAACAAGAAGTTTGGGTGCACGTGGAAAACCCACCAACTCGTCGTTCACGAACCACAAAATTTAAAGGGATTTCAATTTATTATTTAATACGAACAACAACAGTTCGCGGTTTATTACTATTCAAAAGCAAAATACTATATACTTTCTGAGCCTCCTTAAGGAGTTTACCCTGAACCCGGGTAAACCCCTTTGGATCTAATCCTAGTTTGATCTTAGCAATCTTCACTGAGTCTTCCCACTTGGAGAGAGTCATTCTTACTTTACATCTACATTTTCTTGATGAGCTTCTTGTAAGCCACGGTGCCCTCCTTGGGCTGGAGCTTGAAACCCTTCTTCGCTGGCTTGAAGACCTTAACCATCGCCTTCTTACCCTCATCCTTCATGCGCTTGAGCGCAGCCTCACTCGCCGCCTTAGAGACGATGCGGCCATCCTTCATCTTGAGGTCTTTCTTTTCAAGACCACCAGCGGTCATGTCAGCAGTGCCATGGAAAACTTCGGCTCGGGAACCAATCATCTTTATATTACGCCCTGAAAATTTTCTTGATGTCCAAGATTGAAATCTTGTCGTTTATCCGCTTTACAGGAATCTGGGTTTTAACCCTCTCATCGTTCAAAACCTCCGAACACACTATGGACTTGTGACCCTGGAGGGCCATCATCTCTTCTTCGACACTCAAAAATGTCTCAGTCTCCCTGTAGATCATCTTCTTCACGTAGACCGCTTGGGTCTGACCCGTTCGGTGAGACCGACCGATTGCCTGAAGCTCAGTCGCGGGGTTCCAAGCTGGAGCCATGATGTAGACCCTGGTAGCCTCTTGAATGTTGAGACCTTGACCACCAGACTTGATCTGGATGATGAAGACCGACCCAGGTGGTGCCCGCTTGAAATTAGTCAACTGGGTGCACCGGTCCTCCTTGGAGACGGACCCATCTATCCTGAATGTAGGGCATTCCAATTGACTTTGGATGTAGTTCATTTCACCCACAAACTGACAGAAAATGAGAGTCTTCTCTTGGGGGTGCCCCCCAATCATCTCGAAGAGGGTTTCCATCTTGTGGGAACGCCCAACCCACTGCTCAGGCTTAGTCTCATTCTTCTTCGCAACCCCATCCAGGTACATTTGGGGCCAGATCATGCACTGTCGCGCCCGGAGAAGGCACTCCAAAATGACCATGTTCTTGTAGTTGAGACTGGTTGCCGCCTTGAAGGTGTCCTTGATCGTATCCTGGGCCTCCTTGAAGACAAACTCATACATATCCCTCTCGTCTGGGTACATATCCAGTTCCACATTCTCAAAATAGCACGGAGGGAGGCTCAGACGTTCGTTGATCTTAGCCAGGTCATCCTTCGTGCGACGGAGAATGTAGATGTCCTTGATCTTCTTAGTCATCCCCTGCACTAGGGACTTATCTATACCGAGGAATCGGCAGAGGGTCACAAAGTCATCCATTGAGTTGAAGACTGGGGTACCAGTGACAATCCACTTGATACCAGATTGAAGTCGACAGACACTCTTGGAGATCTTTGAAGACTTGTTCCGAATTTCGTGGGCCTCATCCAACACCACCCGATCCCATTGAACCCTGTGGAGGGGGGTCACTGCCTCAGCCTTCCCACCCTTCACACTCAATAAAGAATATGGTGCGATCGTAACATCGTGATCCCCAAGCTTTCGACCAGGTCCATCGAAAACACCAACCGTTAGGGTCGGTGCAAACTTCGCAATCTCCTCAACCCACTGGGTGATGATAGACTTGGGCACGATGAGGAGTGTACGTTCTTGGGGGTTACCCAACATCGTCGCGATCAACTGGATCGTCTTTCCGAGACCCATCTCATCGCAGAGAAATCCCCCCTTGGGTCCCGACGGTTGTTGTTCCATTGTAAGCATCCAGAGAACACCTTCGCGTTGGTATGGGGCGAAAAGCCGACCATTCAGGGTGTTCTTAGCATGTGTATATTGTTCTTCAATCGTCATTGTAGGGTTCTTCGTCAGTGAGTGGTTCAATCTCACAGGGAGGTGGAGGTTCAGGTTCCTTTTTCTTCCGGGTCTTCTTCAACTTAGGTTGTGGAAGTTCATCTAGGTGTTCTCTAAAGTACAGGACTTTGTCCCAAAATTCCCTCATCACTGGGAGGTAGGTTTTCCACCACTCTCGGTCACGGGGAACATTGACAACGTCAAATTCCTCTGGTCTCGGCCAATTAGTCTCTGCTGGTTTGTATTGAATGAAGTCGGCAGATTCCAAGTCTAAGATCTCCATACACAACTGAAGCTGGGGCATATAGTGCTCGGGGACCTCCCCAGGGATGATTTTTCTTTGGGGTGGACACTTAATCTCCACCAGTTTACCAGATTCAGTTACACCATCAGGACTTCCACCTAACCAGTCTTCAACTGGGTGAGGGCATAGACCAAGTTCGTGTACAACCTCTCCATGCCTCTCTTCATAGAGGATCCTCGCCTCATCTTCGTAAAGCTCACCATGCCTGGTGGCTGCATTCCCCGTGAACTTCTCACCGAGACCACATTTTTTGAGAAGAAGTGCATCGGGTGTTTCATACTTATTTTTACCAATGGCCGTGGCGGCATCTGAGGCGGTTAACATCTTACCACGGAGAGCCAACCATTCTTCAGACTTCTGGGCCGCATACTCACGTTCTAAGGCAGCTTTAACATTGGGATGCATATTAAATATCTATGGGCTATTACTTTTAAGTTCCTCTTGTTTCTTAAGCTCGTGGGTCACCTGAAAAAACATACGAGCAGCATTTTGCTCAGCTTGTTTTTTACTCTTCGCAATACCTCTACTCATACAAGCGTTCTGAATGTAGATGTCTATGTAGAAGAGACCCTCATATTGACCGACTACCCGATACTCTGGAAGTTCCATATTATTGACCTGACAGTACTTCATCAGGTGATCCTTAAAGTTATCGTCAATCATAATGATATTCAAATCCACAATTTCTGGGTTCGTAAATATTCTCAACACAAACTCCTTCGCATGGATAAGACCAATGTCCATATAGATGGCTCCGATGAGGGCTTCGAAGGCATCTTCGAGAATTTTTGGGTTATTGTTCCATCCGTTACGCATCCCCTTCTCGTCCATGATAATGAGGTTCTGAAGTCCTAGTTGATTTGCGATGTGTGCCAGAGTTTCACCACGAACAAGTTTAGTACGAGCCTTCGTGAGGAAACCCTCTTGACGACTCTCGTACCGATCGAAAAGAAACTTAGTAATAACGAAACCTAGGACAGAGTCACCAATGAATTCTAAAGTCTCGAAAGACTCAGTGAATTGTTCATATTCTTTTAGAGCAGATTTATGAGTAAAAGCCTTTTGGTACAAATCAAGGTTTTTGATCTTTGTACCAACAAGTTGTTCGATTTGAGTTTTTTCAACAAACATTCTTACTATAAGGATGTGTTATTTTTTTAAGCCTTTTCCTTCTTGATGTAGTGAGGGGAAAGAAACTTTTGGAGGTTAAGGTATGTGACTTGCGTATCAGCTGGTGGGGAAAGAAGCTCCTTGAGTGTATCGTCAAGGATAATTTGACGACCGTTCTCGGGGTGCTTGAGGCCCTTCTCGATGATGTACTTGTTAATGAACTTGGTCACCTCAGAACGAGAGATGAGCTCGCCTTCTGGAAGAGCCAGAAACTCCCTCAACTTAGGTGTAATTTCTTGTTTGCGGTTGAAGCCGTTGTTCTCAGACCGCTTCTTGGCCTTCTCACCATCCGGGTCCTCTTGGGTGTTCTTGACCTTGCGGACGAGCTTAGTGAGAGTCTTGATGTCGTTGCGGAGAGCGGTGAGTTCAGTTTGAATGGTTTCGAGAGACATTATATCTTTCTTACAGGTGAAATCTTTAAGTCAATAATTTTTTATATATCTCTATATTAATGGATGATAAGATTTACCCAGAGACGACCATCTCCAAATATATAGATGAAAATCTTCTGTTCAAGGATGTCAAGTTGAAAAAGTACTACGAGAGAAACGAACAGAGAGATTTGGGAAAATTCAGGGCGCGTTTACATACCAAATATCCAAACAAAGATCTTGAGAAAATTGCGTATGTTGTGATCACTGATTCCATTCGAGATATCATTTTGGAAACTGTAAGTGAAATTAACAAAGTTGTGAAAACCATGGGGGACCTCATCATTAGTGGCGGTGAAGCATTTAACATGTATGTACCCTATGAGGACCGCATTGTCACCAGTGATATCGATGCTAAGTTTGTTCCCCGTATGCAGATGAACTCCAAATACTTTGGAAAACTTCAAGCAGTCAAACTTATCTTGTGGAATACATTGGGGCAAATCGCGAAAAATCTCAACATGCGTGTAAAGAATCGTATCATCGCGATGAATAAGAAGAATCCCAAGATTTTCAAATTCGCTGGTATTGGGTTCAAACAGTCTGGTCCCTATGTCACTAGGAGGTATACACTCATCAAGAAGAAGAAAACCCAAAAAGGTAACATACCCTCAAAAGGTGACATATTCATCGATGTGGAATTGTTCGCACTTGACCTCAATATACGTTTGTATTCACCAAAGTCTGGTCGTGTTGAAGATTTCAATGTTGGTGGAATCCTAGACATTCCATTGATGAGACCCCAAGAGTTTGGATATGAGGTTGCTCTAACGAAGCGTAAAGGTATAACATACCGAAATGTAGTCACAAATAAACTTATAGTGAACAAAAATGTTTTTATAGCGGGTAGAGACTTTTTAATTGAGGATATCTACCTCATGCATAGACTCAAACTTCGTCCCGAAAAGAAGGAGAGGGACCGACAGCGTCTCGTAAAACTAGCACAGATGGTTGATAAAAGTATCAAAGGGGGTAACTCAATTGACGAGATCTTCGGGAGGGTTAAGAGAAAGATTGTCAAAAAAAAACAACGGACCCCACCCATCGGACACGTCTCTGTCACCAGGGCCACCAAGATTGACCCAGCGAGATATGCATATTTCACTACGAAACCGTCAGATGAACGTTTATCCAAACAACTCGTACATGGACTAAAACCTGTAGTCAAAAATACAAAAGTTGAGGGATATCAAAATACAAATGGGAATCAAAGATTCAATTTGAATTCACTCACGTGGAAAACGAACAATAGAAATGCGTATGTGAAGAATGAATTCAAACTTCGTACAGAGCAGGCTCTAAAAATTCCCAAAAATATAAACACGTCGAAAACTCTGTACGGGTATAAGGCTCGTAGAAATAACTGGGTTCCAAATTCAGTTCTCAGGGGAGCTGCAGCTATACCCTTCATCGGTTTAAAGAAATGAGACATAATCCAGGTATAACATGTTATACAATCCCCCAGTAAAAGGTGATGATGGTCTCTACTTTGTCAAGGCATTGACTGATGAAAAGCGTAAGTGCCTCGTGCAAGTCAATGGTGTTAAGGTTGTAGATGTATCAGGGGAGTTTGTTTTCGATCTCTCCTCTAACGTTAATATGAACAAGATCCAAGAAGTTGACACAGGCAACCTCGTGGCAGCTGTCGAGAATTGTGAGACTTGGTTTAACCGAAAACTATCAGATAATGTAATCACGTCGGCGTATACCTCCAGCCACCTCAGTCAGGAAATCACAGGCGACCCCCTCGATGTCACCAGGGTATATGATTCTAAACAGGAGTGTATTGACATTGAATCTGTACAACCAGGTAAAATGTGTGATGTTATCCTCGAGTTCTCTGGACTTTGGTTCGCCAAGAAAAATTTCGGTCCATCTTGGAATGTTGTTCAGATCAGGGTTCACGATGACCCGATCACGGATACATACCCAGAAGGATATGCATTCACCGATTAAAAAAAAATAATGTAAAGATATATAAAAGACAATGAAGAACGCCCGTGTTCAACAACTTGTGATGATCGTGGCCGTCATGGTTGTAGTGTACTTCCTATTCAACTGCATGGACAAATCTGACTACAGCATCAAGGAATATGCCGCCTTCCCAGGTGCTGGACCATCGGCGGCTCCAGGTGAGGCCGGTAACGTTGGCATGAACAAGGGTACAGGGCTCGCGTCCTCCCTCCTCCCCCGCGAAGTTGCCTCTGATGAGGACTTTGGCCAATTTGCCCCAGAGGACATCCTCAAGGGTCAGAACTTCCTCGAGCCCCGTCAACAGGTTGGTTTCCCAGAGACTGTGGGTGGTAACCTCCGCAACGCGAACCAACAGATTCGCGCGGATCCCCCCAACCCCAAGGACCCCTTCGTTTGGAACAACTCTACAATTGTACCAGACACAATGCAGCGTGGTTTGTGCGCTTAAAGATTAAGTGACATAGGTATATAATAATGACCACTGTGCCTAATGAACTTTCGGAGAGCGTTTCAAAGCTCGTCGACCTTACAAAACAACTTTCAGAAGCAAAAGCTGATATCAAGATTCTAAACCAGGAGGAGAAGCGCCTCAAAGAGGCTGTGAAGAAGCATATGGTTGGTCAGGGTATTGATACCATTAACCTCAGAAAGGGTAAAATCAGTATCCGTAAAAGTGTCAGGAAATCTGGTATGAGTAAGGATGCAATCAAGGATGGACTTTTGAAGTTTTTTGCAGGAGACGAAGCAAAGGTCGAAGGAGCCCTAAATGCCATCCAGGACGGATTAAAAGTAAAAGAATCTACCACAATCTCATTAACTGGTATAAAGGAAAAACCTGAAAAAGAAGATAAGTAGTACAAATGGTTTGGAGCCAATATGTATACGAAGCAACCACTGGCCTAGAATCATATGCCAGTGATGACGAAGAATTTAACGATGACACTCCTCTGAATATGCATGACTGGGAAGTCAAATACTCAGATGAACTCACAATGTTCTGGAATATGACCAGAACCTTACTCGAAGACGCCAGTATCACCTACTCGGGGGACTACTGGGACTTTGTAGAATTTTGTTTTACGGAACACGACGGTACTATGACGCGGGTGACCTGGGAATACCAGGAACAGACCATATGGTTTGAAGAACGTCTTAGTCACATTTGGAGAAACCTCAGACGAAGTGTGATGGAAAATGGACTCTATGAGGAAATGTTCAGGGGTGCAAATGTATACGATTTCATGGACTTTGCAAAAAATAGTATCCGTGTATATTAAATGCTCCCAGACCTCACATCTCAAAAAGTTGCCATCCCCGCCGCTCTTTTTTTGGCGCTCAGCCCAGGTGTTCTTCTCACCACAGACGGCAAAAAGATCGCTTTCAAGAACGGGAAGACCAACCAAATGGCCGTGTTTTTCCACGCTCTCGTGTTCTTCCTCGTCTACAGTCTCATCGCCAAGGCTATGGGTCTCGTCCTCACCAAGACCGACCTCCTCGTGACCACCGCGCTCTTCTTGGCTCTCAGCCCAGGTCTCCTCCTCACCCTTCCACCAGGGTCTGGTGGCGTCGTCCGCTCTGGTCAGACCAGCCTCCCAGCCGCTCTTACCCACGCGGTGGTGTTCGCCCTCGTGTTCGCGATTTTGCGTCGTCAATTTCCTCAATTCTACTAGATAAGAGGATGAAGTACCTCGTTTTGGCACCCGCTTCTATGGGAATTTATTCACTTATAGGAGCTCTAAAGGCGAGAGAAAGTAATCTTGTCGACGTCAAAGAAATTTCTGGATCGTCGGCGGGTTCAATCATCGCTCTATTCTTGGCGGTGGGGATGTCCGTAGATGAAATTCTGAAAATATCTTTGTCCCTAGATGTTTCACAATTAATGAAAATACGGATTACCTCATTCTATAGTAAATTTGGATTTGTCGATATAACCCCAATCAGGAAAAAGTTGGTGGAAATATGTGGACGTGACCCAACATTCAATGAATTAGATATGAAAATATATATTTCAGCGTTTTGTTTAAACACCTCTGAAACGGTGTACTTCTCTAAAGATACCCACCCAGATATGAAGGTTATAGACGCGGTGTGTATGAGTATGGCAGTGCCAGTCATATTCGCATGTGGTACGTATGGTGGAAATACGTACATTGATGGTGGAACGATGGAACAATACCCACTCGCACCATTTTTAGATAAAAAACCCCATGAAATTACTTGTATTAAGATTAAATTAAATAAAATTTTTA